GATTGTTTAGATGCATGTCGGTTGGAGAATCCTCATAATAATCTTGATGAGGAATGACTCCCGTGGGGTGCTTACATAAAGATTTATCGTCAATTACATTGCATAAAAAATTAAGTTTATCCATCTGAAGGAACATAGATGCTGGACTAGGTAATGTTCCCCAGATATTAGTATCAAAACAAAGTTCTATTAATAACTTTTCTAAATTTTTTCTTACCTCGGGGGTATTAATAAAAACTCTAGCGCCTGGTAAACCACTAATGATATTTTTGTTACTATCTTTATGAGATTTTAGACAAAGTTCTCTAACTTCATCTGGATTTTTGTAAAAATTATCGATAATAACAGCAGATCTTTTCTGAGGTCCAATATCTCTTGCAACTTTGACATCGAGAGTCTCATTTAGTTCAAACATATTAAAAAAATCCTATAGAACAAAAAAATTCTGGGAAAATTTTTCCCAGAATTTAGGAATTAAAAAGTCAAATTTGATTCAGGGTGTGCCCTCTACATGACGAGGTGTTTCTCCGTTTAATCGGAAGTCTTCAGCACCTTGTTGTTCAGCAGCTGCCTGTTCATCAGGATCAAGAGGCCATCTAATTAGTCTGGTCTCAGAACCGACACCTGCCCATGCCTCGGGAAGATCGCGGAGTTGTTGGCGATATTTTTTCCAAGGTTCTTGCTGAGAAGCAGGAGCATCGACAACAATCTTGGAGTCACTTGACCTAAGAAGGGCATCTCTTTGCTCTCTTACCCAACCCCAACCAAATGATTGAATATCATCATTTTGTTCAGTTCCCATGTGACTAAATCTAGGTTCACCCCAACGATCACCCTGGCCATCAATGTCATTGAATCTGAAGTGTGCCCAGTTCATGTCATATGCTTCAAACAAATGACATGGATCTCTAATGATCGCATCTTCATAACGATCAGTAGGACCTACACCAAGAACACGAATTTCATTTGAATGAGCAACACAAGAAGGCATAAGGCAAGCAGCTCTGAAAGGATCTGCATTTGCATCAACTGTCTTTACAGTAACATCGAGAGGGACAGGTCTGCCTACAAGTTCCTCACTGTCAAAGACATTGTTCTCTTGTCTTGTATGAGTTCCATCAGGATTGTTCTTATACCAAATGGTCAAATTTGCAGGACCATGATAGGTAGCAATACCTGTAACAGTGTCGTCCTGTTCTTGACCCATCCACTCTGTAGGGACTGGGAATAAAAATGTCTTAGTAATGTAAGCCATTGTTGAAATGATCCTCCGTATTCTTATTTATTGATTAGGACCAGTAGGTCACAACGACAAGACCACCTTGACCCCAGTCGCCCCAGCAATCAGCATCGCCTCTACTAGATCCAGTAAAACCACCGCCACCAGGGAACAGTGAGTGACCCATGCAGCAACCGCGCTTATCACTCTGACCACACTTAGAACGACCAATAGACATCATACCACTACCCCAAGGACCAGGAGCAGACATGCTTCTACCAGTTCTAAAGTCGTTACAGAATTGGTTCTCAAATGCACCCATTTGAATACCAGTAAGTCCAAAATCTCTACCACAAGTTTGTGCTCTTGCAGTGTTATGACAGAACTCACACTGAGTTTCAAATTTACAGATGTAACAGGCACCAGAACACTTCAGGTGACCATATGATCCACCAGCAGCGCAGAAGTTGCTCAGTCCATCACCAGTCACATAACTTTCACAACCACAGTATCCACAACCTCTTCTACTGTTACAGCAACCATTCTCCGAACATCTAGAAGAACCTGCTGCACAGATACAATAAGTAGAAGATCCAGGAGTAAAGTCCCCTTCATCTGCTCTCAGCAGGATAGTGGCATATGCACCAGAACCACCCGCATAATAACCACCAGTACAGCATCTAGCAGGACCACCAGATCCACCGCCGCTAGTAATTTCAAATTGAATGGATTGAACACTTGCGGGAACAGTCCAAGATGCAGAGCATCCACCATTACATACATCCCACCAGCAGCAGTTCCAATAGAAATCTCTTCTGACAAATGCAGTAGAGAGACCAGTCACCTGATTGGCTCCAATAGAGTTCGCAACGATAGCTTGATCGCCTTGAATCTTTTTATAACTTTGATAATCTGCCATTACCTTTATCTGTAAATGGTTGTTCGTTAATAGTATTTAGCAAAAAATCATAACGAAAAGAAGGGGAGGTTGCCCTCCCCTACTGAAGAATCAGACAGTGATGATTCTCCAACCTTGTGTGCCATCGTAGAAGACCAATTCAAAGGCAGCACCCTCAGTGGAGACTACCAGATCGGCAGCGTCACCCATGATTGGGTTACCGTTTCTATCAATCGTCAAGTTGTTAGCATCAAAGCTGTCTGTGGCATCAAAGATTCTAACGCTGTTACCCTTAAGCGGGTTTGCGGGAAGAGTGAGTGTGAATGCACCACCAGAGGTATCACAGAATGCCTGCTGATTGTTGGTCAGTGTAGTACCATTGGCACTAACATCGATGCTTTGGAATGTACCAACGGGCAACCAGTTGCTACCGTTATAGAATTCAAAGGCATCAGAGTCAGTATCGTAGCGAAGACCACCTTCGATCAGGTCAGCACCAGTTGGGCGAGATGCTTTAGCACCACGCGGGGGAACCAGGATACCAGAGGTAGCATCCATCTTACCGCGAGTCAGGAATCCACGAACTGCTTTCTCAGTAGGAGCAGCAGTGTTAGAGTCACCTGCCAAAGTCTCGTCAGAGGAGAACTCGTTAATTGCCTCACCGACCTGACCACCGATAGCACCCAGTCTCAGTTCGGTCAAACCTGCCAGGTTGAACGCGGAAGCATCCAGGGTAGCAGCACCAGTCAACTGGTTAACGGAGAAGAAGTCACCAACTCTGAAGTTACCACCTTGGTCAGTAGAGACGAAGAATACTCTACCAGGACCGAAGTTGTTGGTCTCATTACCCTGCTGTACGTTTGCCTCGTTAACGTTTGGATAGTTGGTTTCAACTTTGTTACCAACACCAATGGAGAGGAAGTCGTGACCAGTCAGACGTGCGTTAGAGAACTTAGTTCTAACTTCGACCATGGAACCACCGCCACCATCAAGGTTGTTAGTAACGCCAAGTCCAGTACGTGTATCAGGTGTTCTGATTCCCTTCTCAGGAGATACAGTAACAACCACACGACCAGAGTAAGTAACAGGAGAATCTCCAATGTCACCTCTGTACTGAGTCCAGGAAGTCTGGAATCCAGTTACGTTGTTGATGATGTAGAATCTTGCGTCGTTATTGACCAGATCACTACCAATACCAGTGGTCTTAATACCAATCGCGTCACCAACCAGTGGTAAGTTTTCGCCATCAGCAAGGTCAAGTTCAAACAGAACTCCCTTCTGACCACCAACAGATCCTGCGACTGCGGAGACTTGGATAGCACCAGTTGTACCAGATCCAACGAAGTTCAACCACTCGCCAGGAACGAAGGAGGTAGTACCAATACCAACGGTTTGACCAGCGCCAACGCTAGGATCACCGTAACCAGGATAGTACT